ACACTAGTGACAGAACTTGTGACAGCTAGTTACAAATATTAGTATCTGCTTATAAAAAAGTTGAGCAAAATTCAATTAAAATAGATAAAGAAAAATTTTCTTTAAAATATGAAATAATTAATCCATTATTTTCAAAATATAAAGAAACAATCTATTCTTATTATAATTTATATAATTTAACTGGGCGTCCTACAAATTCTTTTAATGGAATTAATTTCTTAGCAATACCAAAAGAAAAGGAATTTAGAGAGTGTTTTATTCCAAAAAATAGTTATTTAGTAGAATTCGATTTTGATGCTTATCATTTAAGATTAATAGGAAAATTAATTGGTTATGAGTGGCATCAAGAATCCATACATACATTTTTAGGAAAGTTATATTTTAATAAAGAAGAATTAACAGATGAAGAATATTCTGAATCAAAAACTATAACTTTTAAACAGCTATACGGTGGAGTTAATAAAAAATATAAGCATATTGAATTTTTTGCTAAAATAGATGCTTATATAGAAGATTTATGGGAAAATTACAAAAGACAGAGAGCCATATCTTTACCCACAGGAAGAATTCTAAAATACAATTCAGAAATGAATAAGCTTAAGCTATTTAACTACGTTATTCAAAACCAGGAGACTCTGGCCAACGTATCTAAAATAGAGCGTATAAACCAATACTTAGAAGAAAAGAAGCTAAGGACGAAGCTCGTATTGATCACCTATGATTCTTTTTTACTAGACTTTAGCGCTAATGATGGAAAAAAAACTTTACTAGCACTAAAAACTATTTTAGAAGAAGATGGCATGATCGTAAAACACAAACACGGATTGAATTATTCATTTTTAAACTAAACTTAATATTTATAAATAATGGTTATGCACGGATTTAAAGACATAGAACTAACCCAAGAACTGCTGATGAACAAACTATTTTGTAGTTTTGCTACGAAAGATAACTTAGATGATAGGTTACAAGAGATAAATAAACAGTACAAAATAATGTACGGAAAAATATTCGTTTTAGAATCACCTGATTCAGATGAATACATGTGTACTTATAATATAGAATTAGAAGGATCCACTGCTAAAATTTTAAGTAATACTATTTTATTACATAGAAAAAAAGAATCTAATACACTGTATACAATTAATGCTTTAAATACATTAATCAAATCTTTAAATGGTGGTATTTTAGATACCAAATACGTAATCTCTTGGAAAGATTATAAAAATTCAATTTTATTAACCCAAGGAGATGAATTAAGAAGACTAAATACTTCAATTTACAAAATAATAAATGTAGAACTCGAAAATTAGATTTTTTCTATATCCCAATTAGTTTATATTTAATCAAAATAATATATAGTTATGGACATTTCTGCTCTAAAGCAAAGACTTGCCACGCTTCAAAATCCAAGAGGCGGACAGTCATCAGGCCTAGCAAAAACGCTATGGTCACCTACAGTAGGTAAACACAATGTACGCATCGTTCCTTCGATGTACAGTAAATCAAACCCATTTAAAGAGTTATTATTTCATTATGGAATTGGTAACAAAAACACCATGATCTCTTTAAGCAATTTTGGAGAAAAAGATCCCATTGTTGAATTTTCTCAAGGCTTAAGAAAATCTTCTGTTAAAGAAGATTGGCAATTAGCTAAGAAATTAGAACCAAAAATGAGAATCTACGTTCCTGTAATTGTTAGAGGAGAAGAAGATAAAGGTGTACTTTTATGGGGATTTGGTAAGCAAGTTTACATGGATTTATTGGCTTTGATCGAAGATGAAGATGTAGGAGATTTTACAGATCCAGTTCAAGGTCGAGATATTATTATCGACGTGCAAGGAAAAGAAACTACTGGTTTATCTTACAATACATCTAGTGTACGTGTAAGAACAAAAATTAGCGCGTTATCTGATGATGCTGCAAAAGTTAAACAGTGGTTGACTACACAACCAGATCCAATGACGCAATTCAAAAAATACTCTTATGAAGAAATGAAGAGCGCATTGATGTCTCATTTAAATCCTGAAGAAGATCTTAAAGAAAACGTTGATTCGGTTGAAGTTAAGACTGAAACAGTCGGTGATTTACCTTGGGAAAAAGAGGAAACTCCAACTCCTAAATTTTCACTGAGCACGAAGAAAACGGACGTCGATGCAAAAATCGATGAATTATTTTCATTTTAATTACTAACCCTCCCTAAAAAGAGGGTTTTTTAAACACATTTAGTTATGGCAAAAGCTTTAAACAGCAAAATATCATCTGCGATCAAGTCAGAGTTTAATTTGGATAAATTTAAAAAAGCAAAGAATTTATCTTCAACTTCTGTAAAATTTAAGGAACCTACATGGATTCCATTATCATCAGCATTTCAAGATTCATTACAAATTCCAGGAATTCCAATCGGTCATATTACTCTATTAAGAGGTCACTCAGATACTGGTAAAACTACCGCATTATTGGAAGCAGCAGTTAACGCACAAAAGATGGGCATATTACCAGTATTCATTATCACAGAGATGAAATGGAGTTGGGAACATGCTAGAGAAATGGGGTTACAGTTCGAAGAAGTGGCAGACAAAGATGGAGTGGTTAGCGATTACAGTGGATTTTTTGTATACATAGATAGGGAAAAATTAAATTGTATTGAAGATGTAGCATCTTTTGTATTGGACATTTTAGACGAACAAAAGAAGGGTAATTTACCATACGATCTTTGTTTCTTTTGGGATTCGGTTGGATCAATTCCTTGTAAGATGTCTATCGAAAAATCAACAAATAATAATGAATGGAACGCAGGAGCAATGTCCCAACAATTTGGGAATTTCGTTAATCAAAAAATCGTAATGTCAAGAAAGGAAAGTCAACCTTATACTAACACGCTTGTTGCGATTAATAAAGTTTGGGTTGCAAAAGCAGAACATATTATGGGTAAACCAAAGATGAAGAACAAAGGTGGAGATACGATGTTCTTTGATTCTTCAATGATAATTACCTTTGGAAATGTAACAAATGCAGGAACTAATAAAATCAAAGCTAGTAAAAATGGCAAAGATGTTGAATTTGCAAAAAGAACGAAACTATCTTGTGATAAAAATCACATCACGGGTGTTACAGCCGCTGGTAAATTAATTATGACTGTGCACGGATTTATAGATGATAAACCTTCGGCATTAGAAAAATATAAGAAGCAGTATTCACATCAGTGGCTACAGGTATTGGGTTCATCGGATTTTGATATCATCGAAGAACAAGACGCAGACGCAAAAGATATTTTCGAAACATCAGAAAATGAATAAAATTGGAAGATAGATACAAACAAATGTTGGAGTCCCTTGGTGATACAAAAATAATAGAAAAGGAAACACCTTTAAAATTAAATGATAGAGTTTTAATCATAGATTCATTAAATGCTTTTATAAGATCATTTACTATCATTAATCATATAAATAAACATGGTCATCATATTGGAGGGCTTACAGGATACCTAAAATCTTTGGGTTACGCTATCAATCTAATTAGACCTACCAGAGTGATTTTAGTGTTCGATGGGCAAGGTGGAAGTACTAATAAAAGGTATTTATTTCCTGAATATAAAGCTAATAGAGGGTATCGCAGAGTGACTAATTGGGATCTGTTTGAATCTCAAGAGCAGGAAGCAGAATCAATTACTAATCAAATTCTTAGACTAATAGACTATCTTAAGTGTTTACCAGTTGATTTATTGTCAATTGATAAGATTGAAGCGGATGATGTAATTGGATGTTTAGCGAATAAATTACATGGAGAAATTACGATTGTATCAAGCGACCGAGACTATTTACAGCTTGTGAATGATAAGATTACTGTATATTCTCCTATCAAGAAAAAGTTTTATCAAGCAAAACAGATTTTAGAAGAGTATGGAGTTACACCTCAAAACTTTTTAAATCAAAAAATTCTTTTAGGTGATTCAGGAGATAATGTACCTGGAGTTAAAGGAGTTGGAATTAAAACGGTCACTAAATTATTTCCAGAATTAGCTGATGAAGAAATATCTAAATTAGAAGATCTGATAATTAAATCACAAAATGGAAAAGGAAAAGCATTTAAAAGTATTGCAGAATTTGCGTATCAGTTAAGAATCAATGAAAAATTAATGGATCTAAAAAATCCAAATATTCCTGAAGATTCACTAATAGAAATAGAATATGTTTTGGAAAATCCTAATAAAATATTTAGACCAAAAGAGTTTTCAGAATTATATGAAGAAGATGATTTAGGAAAAAGTATAAATAATCTTCAAATATGGTTGTTTGAAAAATTTTCACAACTTTCAAAATATAAATAAGTTATGGCAGTATTAAGTACATTACAGAGTTACGGAA